GATCCTATGGCAGAAGCAGCTAAACCAATTGCACGGCGATCTGCGCCTCCTGCCGCTCCTGTTACACGTAGTGGTACAGGAACAGGAACAACCCGTCCAAATGTGGTTCGTTTAACATCTTCCGAGCGCGAAATGGCGTCGATGATGCAAATGACCGATCAAGAATATGCACGCCACAAAGTCGCGCTTCAGCGCGAAGGCAAAATTTCCTAAGGAGTAAATAATGGAACAATCTACAGCACCCGCCGCTCGTCGCGGTCGTAAAAGCGCTCTGTTTGGAGCTGAAAAGCCAAAGCCAAGCACGGCTCCTGCGGTTTCTGCCGTCGAAGAAGTAGTGGCGGAAGCCCCGTCGCGTCCTTCTATGCGCGTTGATATGCGCGAAGAAAGCCCGCTTGCTCGTGCAGCTCGTCGTGCCGCCGAAATTAAGAATGCCGGTGGATTGACGGATCACGGCGTCGATGAGTTTTACGTCGATCCTGCTTCGATCCCAGAAGGTTGGTCTTACGAGTGGAAACGCAAATACATCATGGGCCAAGAAGATCCTACGTACCAACTGTCGCTTATCCAGATGGGTTGGGAGCCTGTTCCGGCTTCCCGCCATCGTGGGATGGTTCCAGAAGGTGCAGGAAATACAATTGAGCGTAAGGGTATGATTCTTATGGAGCGTCCTGCTGTCATTACAGATGAGATGCGCCGTAAAGATAATGCAAATGCTCGTAATGCAGTTGAATCCCGTAAGCAGTCGCTTGATTCCGCCAAGGGGATGTTGGGGCGCGAAGATTCGCGTGTTGCTCCAAAGATTTCAACGGGTTACGAACCTATGCTACCTCCAAATTGAGGCTTGGATCGAGGGGGCGAAAGCCCCCTCTTTACATTTCTGAATTTTCTTCTATGTTCGATCAATCTCCCCCGGCGTGGAGATCAAACTATTTCCCGTTTCTTAGTCGCCCCGGTGTGCGATGATGGAACTCTCTGAGAGGAGAACCCGTCATGGCCAATACGTTTGCGCCCAGCGGCTTTCTACAGTATCAGGGTGGTGCAGGTGGCGCTCCGACGTTCGCCCAATCCGTCCGCCGTATTGCTTCAGGTAATACGACCGCTATCTTCACTGGTGACCCAGTACAGCCCGTAACCTCGACCGCAACTGGCTATATCACACAGGCAACCGCCGGTGGTTCCGTTCAGCTTGCAGGTATCTTTGTCGGTTGCAAATATCTTAGCACGTCCCTTAACCGCGTTGTCTGGTCTGCTTATTGGCCAGGTTCGGGCGCCACGGGCGACGTCGAAGCTTATGTGATCGATGACCCGGCATCCCGCTTTATCGTTCAGTCTTCTGGTACGGGCTTCCCTGTCACGGGTACGGCTACGTCTCAGACGTCTGGCGTACAGGGCCAGCTTTGCACGTTTGCTTATTCCACGACTGGCGCGACCTCTGGTAACGCTAACGGTGGTAACAACGCAACGGGCCGTTCGACGGCTTATGTCAACGCTACCGCAACCACGAATACTTCGCCTTTCATCATCGTCGACTATGCCGTTTCGTTCGGCAATGGTGGCGATCAAACCACGCAGTACTGCAACTTGGTCGTTGGCTTCAATAACGAAGTCTGGCGTTCGAACTCTGCTGTAACTGGCATCTCGTAAGGAGTAGAGTGTCATGGCTGTTAATCTAAGTCAGATCAAAGACCTTCTCCTCCCCGGACTCCGTGGCATTGAAGGCAAGTACGAGATGATCCCATCTCAGTACGACAAAATCTTCACGAAGCATGATTCCAAGCTTGCCTTGGAACGTACCGCTGAACTTCGGTTCCTCGGTCTCGCACAGCTCAAGACCGAAGGTGGCCAGACCTCCTTTGATTCGGGCGCTGGTGAGCGTTTCGTGTACAACCAAGAGCACACCGAAATTGGTCTCGGATATGCCATCACCCGCAAAGCGATTGATGACAACATCTACAAGACGCAATTCCATCCATCGAACCTCGGTCTTGTGGAAGCTTTCCAGCAGACCAAGGAAATCTATGGCGCCTCGGTATTGAACAACGCCCAGACCTACAACGCTGCTGTTGGCGGTGACGGTGTTGCTCTCTGCTCGACGTCCCATCCAATTGACGGTGGTTCGGTTGCCAACACGCCTACAACTCAGGTTGATCTTAACGAAGCCACCTTGCTGAATGCGATGATCGCAGTTCGCACGAACTTCCGCGATCAGGCTGGCTTGAAAGTGTTTGCCCGCGCTCGCAAGTTGATTGTTCCGCCACAGCTTGAACCAGTTGCAATCCGTCTCACGAAGACTGAATTGCGTCCAGGCACGGCAGACAACGACGTCAACGCGATCCTTACGACTGCCGGCGGCTTGTCAGAAGGCTACATGGTCAACGACTTCTTGACCTCTTCATATGCTTGGTTCTTGCTCACGAACATCGATGGCTTGTCGTATATGGAGCGTGTTCGCTTCGAAACCGATATGCAAGTCGACTTCGTGACTGACAACTTGCTTGTCAAGGGTTATGAGCGTTATTCGTTTGGCTACTACAACTGGCGTTCGATCTACGGCTCGTTCCCAACCTCGTAAGGAGAAGGCACTATGGCTGATACCGCATTCTCCGGTCCAATTATTGTGTTTGGGCAAAACCCAACACAGCCTTCGGACTACAATCCTGATCTAGGCTCCTCGCTATTTTATGCGGGGGGCGGCATCCTTGATCCACGCCAACCATTCACCTATCTCCCTGGTGAAGCACAGTCGGCGCAGGATTTCGGATGGTATGGCTTCAGTGACATCGTTTCGTTCACTGGCGTTCCATATACAAACGCAGCGGCAGCCATTGTGGCTTCTGCAAACCCTACGAGCGCAACTCTTACGCTCGTTTCGACTAACTCCGCGACCACTGGCGTTTATTATTCGACCACGTTTACGCGTTCGGATACTGGCGCTACGGATACGGTTCTTGCACTTGATGCTTATGCTTCAGTCACTGCTTCGGCAACGAACGGTATTCTGACGGTTACGGCAAACAGTGGTATGCCAATCGGTCCTGGCATGGTTCTTCTCTCGTCATCTACGTCGGTAACGGGTGGAACTCTTGGTGCAACTTCTGGCGTCTATATCGGTTCTCAGATCACGACGACAGGAACTTCATCAACGGTTGGGGTCGGACAAACTGGTACTTATCAGCTCAGTCAGAACGTAACTTTCACGTCTGGTACAGTCACTTTGGCTTATCCAAACGTGCAACAGTGCGCTATTCCGACGAACATCCAGTCGCCATCAATTTGGCTTTGGAACCCAATGGCTATGGTTAGCCGCGCAGTAAGCATTACTGCCGCAGCAAGTGCTACCTACGCAACCGCAACGGTTAACGGCTACGATGTCTACGGATATCCAATGTCGGAAGCCATTACGATTTCGGCAGGTAACGCTGTCAACGGTAAGAAGGCGTTCAAGTATATCAAGTCTGTAGTGCTTTCGGGCGGTACGGCTGATACGACCCACGCTTATTCCGTTGGTACAACTGCAATCGTTGGTCTTCCTGTCCGTTCGGACACGGCTGCTGAAGTTGTGGTAAACTCCGGTAACTCTCAGACTACTTTGAGTGTTAACACGGGCTTTGCTGCAAACGGCTTCTTACCTGCTGACCGTACTACACCGTCCGCCACAACGGGCGATGTCCGTGGCACGATTGATCTTGCGAACGCTTCGGGAGTCAATCTTACGCCGTCCACTGGCACGAACAAATATTCGTTCCGCCAGATCCCACAGGCCTACAATGTTCAGTCAGCGACTGGCTTGTTTGGTCTTACCCAGTACTACAACTTTTAGGAGTGAGCCATGAAGGGTCACAAAGGACATCACCACGCACATGGCGGCATGGCTCACCACGCTGCTAAGCATCGCAAGCAGGGCGGCAAAGCAGAGTCGCCAATGAAGGGCGTCAACGAGGCCGAAATGGACCTCCACGACAACCCAATGGAGTACAGCCACGGCAATCCTGAAAAGGAAGCCGAGGCTATGGGTGAGCGCAAGCACGGTGGTCGTGCAAAGCGTAAGCACGGCGGTCACGTTGCTCACAAGCACGTGCCAATGCACGGCGAACACGCTCATCACCATGCTGGCCGTAAGCCTCGCAAGTCCGGTGGTCGTGCAGGATCTGATGTAAATCCGTTT